GTAAAGCTAAAACACTAATGGATGCTCCTGAGTACAAAGAAATATTTCCAACACGTCTTCGAGAGGATTCTCAAGCCGCTGGTAAATGGGAAACAGAACAAGGTGGTGAGTATTACGCAGCCGGTGTCGGATCAGCTATTACTGGTCGAGGTGCAGATTTGCTTATCATAGATGATCCACATTCTGAACAAGATGCAATGAACATAGATGCTCTTGAGAGAGCTTATGAATGGTATACATCAGGACCTCGTCAGCGACTTCAGCCAGGTGGAGCTATTGTTCTAGTTATGACAAGATGGAATACAAAAGATTTGACAGGTGCGTTGCAACGAGCAACGGGAGACGCGAAGGCAGATAAATGGGAACTCATAGAATTTCCTGCAATCCTTCCAAGTGGTAAACCTGTATGGCCAGAGTTTTGGAAGTTAGAAGAATTAGAAGGTGTTAAATCATCTATTAGTTTACAGAAGTGGAATGCACAGTGGATGCAAAATCCAACTTCAGAAGAAGGCGCAATTATAAAACGAGAGTGGTGGCAGAAATGGGATAAAGAATATATTCCACCATTACAACATGTGATTCAAAGTTATGATACGGCGTTTATGAAAAAAGAAACAGCCGATTATTCAGCTATAACAACTTGGGGAGTTTTCTATAATAATGAAGACTCAGGACCACAACTTATTTTGCTAGATGCTATAAAAGATAGATTTGAATTTCCTGAGCTTCGAAGGATAGCATATCAACAATATCAGTATTGGCAACCAGAATCTGTACTTGTAGAAGCTAAAGCTTCAGGATTACCATTAACATATGAATTGCGTAAAATGGGTATCCCTGTTATAAACTATACTCCTTCTAGAGGAAACGATAAGCACAGTAGGGTTAACTCTGTTGCACCTTTATTTGAATCAGGTCAAATATGGGCTCCGACTGATAAAGACTTTGCGCAAGAAGTTATTGAAGAATGTGCAGCTTTTCCTTATGGAGATCATGACGATCTTGTGGATTCTATGACACAGGCAGTGATGCGTTTTAGACAAGGTGGATTTATAGATCATCCAGAAGACTATAAAGATGAACCTATAATCCGAAATAACAAAACTTATTATTAATATGGAAGGCATTTTAAATCTATTAAGAAAACTAGGATACTCTGAAAATGAGATTAAAACCGTATTAAACAAAGTTCCAACAAGTCAAGAAGGATTAATGGGAACAAATGTTGCCACAGGTATTTTTTCAAAACCAAAAGAAGGAAAATTAGCTAAAGATTTTTTAGTTTCTGATGTAATTGGAAACCCATTTGAGATTGATTATTACAAAGGTAGATCTAAAGAAGATATTTTAACAAGTGCCTCTGCACAACTTAAAATGATAGATGATGAACTTGCAAATCTTACAGATCAAATAATAAATAAAAATTTACAATTAACACAAGAACAGAAAATTAATTTTGCAAAAAATTTAGAAGCAAAAAGAAGATTCGAAAAAGATTTTGAAGCATTTAAAACAAAACCAGAAGCAGAAGTATTAGATATTGAAACAAGGAAAAAAGTAGGAGACATTGAAACTTTAAAAGAAAAATCTGGATTAATAGCTCCTCCAACAACTGACCTTGGAAGAATAGATCTTAGAAATAAACAGATGCTTCAAAAAGCAGATGAATTTTTTAAATCACAAGAAGAAGTTGAAAAGGCAGAAGCCAAGAGACAAGCATTAATTGCAAAACAATATGAAGGTAAAGGATATGCAGGCGGAACATTTGGACCAAGCGGAATGTATAGATCTGTTGCTAGGGATTTTTTACTTGATCAAAATGCAAAAGGAAAAATTAAATTAACAGATGATGTTATTAAAAATTTAGAAGAACGTAATTATATTTCTGGGGGACAACCTTTAATGTATCCAGATCCAATTAGAGTTATGAGATTTCATTATGGAGATGATGTATTTGAAAAAATTCCATTAGACAAAATACCTACAGGTGCGCGATCTGAAATTATAGATGCAATGTCTAAAGTAGAAGCTAAACCTGTAAAAGCAGAATCTCCTAAAACTCCAGGTGGTTATATGACTCCAGGTGAGATTCAAGCAAACATAGAAGAACTTGAGAATATTGAGAGAATGATTAAAAGACGTGAATCTAGATTTGCAGATATGACAGATCAAGAAATTAAAAATGAATTAGAACATTATGGTTCTCAAAAAAATGCATTTGAAATAGCATTTGGTTATGATCACCCTGAAGCATATGAACAATACATTAAATCAAAACCAGAAAAGAAAGCAGAAGGTGGACCTATGGGACTTGATTACTTAACAGGTATGGAACCACCTAAAAACGGATATGCTGGTGGTGGGAGAGTTAATTTTGAAAAAGGCACTGTACCTAGAATGTTAAAATTTCTTATTGATAAATTAGCAGATGAAAAAAACTTCAATAAAACATTATTAGAAAAATCTAATCCAAAAGCAATTCAAGAACTTTACATAGAACAATATGGTAAACTTCCATCAGCTGAAGAAATTAAAGATATTGTTAATAAACAATTACAAAACAAAGGTTCTATGGAAACAGTTAATCCTAAAACAGGAGAAGTAACTACTCCAAAAGAACCAGTTACAATAGCAGATAAAAAAAGACAGCTTACTAAAGAAGAAATTGAAGATTATGAAGAAGCAATAGGAAGAAATTCTGAAGAATGGATGTCAGAAGGAACTGTTGAAGAAGCTGAAAAAGCTTTAAAAAGAAGTAAAGCTGAAGAAGCATATTACCTTCAACAATATAAAACAGGTCAGTTGGATCCTAAACCAGGCGAGAAGAGTCAATCTAGAATGAGATTTTTACAAAAAAAAGCGGAGGAAGCAGAATTAACAGGAGATAGAAGATTATTTAATCTTGATGAATTAGATGAATTAGATGAATTAGAGAGAACATTTAATAAAAAAAATACTTCTGCAGGAGGTTTTGATTTTAATGATCCAGATATAAAAGCACAAATGGAAAAAGCTATGCAAGAAGGAAATAAAAGAAGCAAAGAAATGCGTGCTATGGGATTAGATCCGGCTAAAAGTAAAGACTACGATGAATATATAAAAATTAAAGAAGCATCTGGTGATAAAAATTTTAATAAATATTTTGATGATTTAGAGATAAAAACAAAATTTAAAGGTGTTATTAGTGATGATCTTTTAAATCAAATTTTAATAGATGATAATCCACAAAGAAAAGCAGAAGTAGTCGCAGCTATTGAACAAGGATTAAAGATGCAAGAAAAAGGAATAGCTCCTGAAGAAATTATTAACATTTTAAAAAACACTACGAGAACTAAACAAGCTAAAGGTGGTTCAATAGGATTAAATTACTTGATGGGATTATAAATGAGTAATTATAAACGAAAAGAGGTAATGGATTATCTCACTAGAAAACCAACTACTGTTCAAGATATTGAATTAGCAAGAACTCGTATCCAGACACCCGTAACTCCACTCCCGATGCCAGTTGCTAGCGGCGAGGAACGAGTTGACTTTCAATTAGGAGGAGCTGCTTTAGGAAGAATACTTGGAAAAACAGCTGTATCATCGGAAAAAGAATATTCTGCTTTGAAACAATTTATAATAGATACATACTCTGTAAATAAAGATGATCCAAATTTATTTCCTGCAATACAAAAATATTCTGAAAAATTTGGTGGCAACTTGTCCAACACTGCTGAAAATTTAGGACTTGATAGAAAAGCTATGATTCAATCAGGGGAAAGAAGAGGGTTTAAATTTGAAGGCAAAGGATCAACAGGGACTACTAAAATAAAAGATTTAGATTATGGTGATTTAACAGCTGCTGAATTTACAAATTTAGTAAAAGAAGATCCAAATTATTTAAAACAATTAATTAAGGATAAAAAAATAAATCCTAATGAATTTTATAACGCTGGGGATATAGCAAAAATATTTGGATTAAGTTCTAAAAAAGAATACAGGGATAATATTATTCGTGATTTTGCTGTACAAAAAACTAAAACTTATGAAAAAGGAAGATGGTCTAATGATCCAGTTGAAATAGTAAGTGATCCTAAAAAAGAACAATTTAAATTATATAAATTAAACGACATTATTAATAATATTGAAAAAGACGCTGCTTTTAAAACTAAAGCTTCTGTTTCAGGTAATCTTACTAATATTCCTAAAATAAGAAAAGAATTAGATCCAGAATTAGATACTTTATTAAATAATTTTAGAACTAAAAAAAATATTATTATAAGTAAAGAATCAGACCCCGCTTTAACGACAGCTTTAATTAATAACCCTAAAACAGGAACAGAAGGAATATTTTTTGATTATGGGCATCCTTTTGCAATAGATAATTATAGAAATTTTGAATTTGCAAAAAAAAATGCGGATAAAATTTATTCTTTAAATAGGAGTGTTATTCAAGATCCATATATTAATAGAACAATATTAGTAGATACTCAAGGACAAGAAAAAAATTTATTTTCTAGTATGGATAATTTTTTTAAAGAATATAAAGGAAAAAAATTTGATGAAGAAGCAATTGCAAAAGCAGAGGCTATCAATAAAGAAGCAAATGATTTGTTTAGTAAACGACAGAGTAGAATCAAAGAATTTGTTGATGAAAGATCTGGAGTTGAACCTTATCTAAAAGGTCAAGAAAATACACTATCTAATATTCATATAGATATTAAACCAGGACAAAAAATATCTGACACTAATATTAAAATATTTGGCGATATTGATCCAAGACACAGTTTTGGAAATATTCAAAACATAAATCCAAAAGCTAATTATTTTTCTGATTTAACAAAAGAACAAAAAGAAATGTTTAAACAAAACATGGTGGATCAAAATATAAATTATTCTAAAAATGTTTTAAAACAAAGTAATTTTGATCCTCAAACTATTAAAGATTTTGAAGAAAGTATGTTGTTTGGGCCTACTGCTGAAAAAGAAGGATTAATTGGAGAAACAGGTGTTCCTAAATTTGAAAAAGGAGGTAGAGTTAAATTACAAAACGGAACCGAGGAACCTTATAATCCTGAAATACCTTCTCTTGGTTTTAGTGATCCTATAGATATATTAGAACAACGAATGATTAATGAAAAAGACCCAACTAAAATTTTAGCTTTAGATTATCAATTAACACAAATGAAAAAAAGAAAACTTCAAAAAGAAACAGAAGCAGCAGAATATAAAACATCTCAAAAAGAAAAAGGAGTAAGATATATGGAAGATTATCCATCAGAAAGTGATTACTATCTTGAAACCGGAAAACAACTCTTAACAAATCCAAAATATTTTTATGGCAAAGGATTAAAAGGAATTGCTGAAGGAACTGAATGGTTAGTGGGTCAACCTTTACAAACATTATTTAGTCAGACAGGAAAAAATTTTGAATTTTATCAACCTGTCGCTGGAGAAAAATTAGGAATAAATAAATTTATAGAAAAAAATAAACCAGAGTTTCCAACAACTGGAACTCTACTTGCAGGTGATGTCGCTGAAGTAGCTGGTTCCGTTCTAGATCCATTTTTAGCATATGGAATTGTTAAAGGAGCAACTAATGCTTTAAAAACAAAAGCCCCTGTTGTAATAGAAGAAACAATAGATCCAACAAGAAGAGATCTTTTAAAAATGGGAGCTGTTATTACTGGAGGAGCTATTGCATATCCAACAGCTAAAAAATTAGGTTTATTAGATACTAGTGTTAAAGTAGCTAAAACTGGAAATGCTGTAAGAATTGCTACTAGTGGCGTTGTAGACAATATGCCAGAATTTTTTCCATACTTATCTGAATTTTCTTTAGCAAGAGGTAAAGTAGTTGGTCAAGATTATATGAGAAGTGGTATGACAGAATTTAAAAGAGAATTAACTATACCGTTAGAAATTACAAAAGGTGGTAAAAAAACAAATGTTAAATTTGAATTCATACATGATCCTGCAGAAGGTAATGTAACAGCTTATTATACAAATCCATTAACAGATGAAAAACATTCTTTTGATTTTTATGCAGGGAAACAAGGAAAACAAGCATATGGTATAGATCCACAACATCCAGGCGCTTATGAATATTATACTGTAGAAGTTGAACCTCCTGGTTTTGAGTATAGATACCCAGATAAAGCAGATCCTTATAGAAAAAATATTGAAAGTTACAGTACTTCCTCGGAAGGAGATGAGGTTGTTGAAGCTTTAGATAAATGGTATAAAGGATTATCCAAAGAAGAAAAAGCAAGATTTGAAAACAAGTTTATAACTCATTCAGAATATACTGATGAAATACCTGCTGCCTCTTATGATGAAACAGAAAACTATCCAATAATGGAATTTATGTATCCAAAAAAGAAAAATGACTAAAAAATTAACAACAACAATACCACCTTTAAGAGGGCCAAACCCACAGGGCTTGAATATTAAGTATAATACTGTTACAACAATAAAATCGGAGAAAATTACAAATGGCAGAAATAGACAAGTCGCTACCAAACGTAGCTGATCAATTAACACCTGGAGAACTAGAAGTAGAACAGATTGCACAATCTGTTGAGGAAACTCCTGCGGGACCAACTGAAGTTATAGAAAACGAAGATGGTAGTGTTGATATAGATTTTGATCCAAAGAAAAATTTATCAGCAGGCACAGAGTTTGGAGCAAACCTTGCCGAAGTTATTGACGAACAAGAACTTGGAAGATTAGGTTCAGAACTTTATCAAGATACACAATCATACAAAGACTCAAGAGCTGATTGGGAAAAAGCTTATACTCAAGGATTAGATTTATTAGGATTTAAATACGAATCAAGAACAGAACCATTTC